CTGCGGCAAAGCGAGATCGCAGCCGGCCGGGGCTCGGCGGCGCAGACGCATGGGACAAGGAAACGCGCACCCTCAAAGAGTGGGTTGCGATGTTCAACGATCCGGCGATGCGCGATACCGTGTGGACCTCCATTCCGGACAAGGTGACAGAGGTATTCAAGAGCCTCAGCTATGACGGCATCATCGACAAGTCCGGCAAGGGCGGCGGCGAGGTGCATCCGGTTTACATCCCGTTCAACGAGAACCAGGTCAAAAGCGCGATAGGGAACAAAGGGAAGTTTGGCGACTCGTCGAACATTCTCAAACAGAATCGCGGCGGCAACCGCGGCGCCTTCGATCCTCAGACGCGCACGCTTGCGTTGCTGAAAGCGGCTGATTTATCGACGTTTTTGCACGAGGCCGGGCATTTCTTCCTCGAATTGCAGGCCGAGGTTGCGAGCCAGCCGAGCGCGCCGGTCGAGGTGCGTGAGGACATGGACCGTATCCTCAGCTGGTTCGGCATCAAGGAAACGCCGGAGCGGTCGGCGCTGGATGTCTGGCGCAGCATGACGCTGAACGAGCAGCGCGAGCATCACGAGAAGTTCGCGCGCGGGTTTGAGGCGTATCTGTTTGAGGGCAAGGCGCCCAATGTCGCCATGCGCGGCGTGTTCCAACGATTCCGGTCGTGGCTGCTGAACGTGTACCGCGATCTCAAGAATCTCAACGTCACCCTTAACGATGAGATTCGCGGCGTGTTTGACCGGATGCTTGCGAGCGAGCAGGAGATTGCTGACGGCGAGGCCGGGCGCAGCATGGGAATGCTGTTCGAGTCCGCCGAGGAAGCGGCCAAGTTCGGCGTCGACTGGCGCGCGTACCATGACCAGGGGCTTGCCGCGACCAACAAGGCCGTCGAGGAACTGCAGGCCAAGAGCCTGGGCGACATGCGCTGGTTGACGGGCGCGCGTGCGCGACTGCTCAAGAAGATGCAGCGTGAGGCCGAGCGCGAGCGGCGCGATGTGCGCGCGACCGTGCGCGGCGAGGTTCTGGCACAGCCTGTGTATCGCGCGTGGACGTTCCTGAGCGGCAAGTCTGACCTGCCGGTCAAGAAAAAGAACATCGACGTTGACCCTGAAAAGGACTCGCTGTTCGAGGCGATCCGCAAGCTGGGCGGCATCAACAAGGATGAGGTCGTTTCGACGTGGGGCACCGACCCCGCCGACCTTGCCAGCGAGAACCGTGTCCGCACGCGGCAGCCGCTGGCGCCGGCCAAGGCCGGCATGACCATCGACGGCATGGCCGAGGTGCTGTCTGAATTCGGGTATCTCGGCACCGACGAACACGGCAAGTGGGACCTCGCTCAGTTCGAGGAAAAGTTCGACCAGGAACTGCGCGGCACAAAGCAGTGGTCGTTTGGCGTCAATCCTGAGATCGCGCTCGGCATCTTTCAGGAAACCGTCAACATCGACGGACTGGCGCGCGGCAAGCTCGACACCGATGAACTGCGCGAGACCTACGGCGCGGGAGAAAACGCGGTATGGCGCAAGCTGGTCGATATGGGCATGACGTCCGCCAAGCGCGGCCTGCCGGCCGATGGCTTGGCCGAGCAGATGGGATTTACCAGCGGCGACGAAATGATTACGGCGCTCGTTTCCGCGCAAGATCCGGCAACCGTCATCGAAGCCGAAACCGACAAGCGAATGCTCGAGTTGCACGGCGACACCTACACGCCGGAAGGCATGGCGCTCGCGGTCGATGAGGCGCTGCACAACGCTGCCCGCACGCGCATGACCGCGACCGAACTGTCGGCGCTGGAAAAGGCCGGCAATCCCCGCACGCCAGCGGGCACAGATTCCCGCGGCCGACCGCGCACGCAAGCCACCCTCCCGGCTGCGGCCAAGGCGTTCGCCGAGCAGCTGATCGCGAAGCTCACGCCGCGCACGCTCCTGCCGGCGCAGTACGCGGCCAGCGCCGAGCGCGCCCGCAAGGCGGCGACCAAGGCGCTCAAGGCCGGCAACGTCGCCGAGGCGGCGCTCGAGAAGCGCAATCAACTGGTCAACGAGTACGCGGCCAAGGCGGCGCACGATGCCCGCGATGAACTGACGCGCGGGCTGGACTACCTCAAAGGCTTCGCCAAGACATCGGCCGCCAAACGCGTCGATGCCGACTACCTGGACCAGATCCATGCGATTTTGGAAAAGTTCGACCTGCGCCGCGCCGTCACGCTCAAGGAGATCGACAAGCGGAAGTCTCTGGCCGACTGGATCGCCGAGCAGGAAGAACTCGGCATCGAGCCCGAACTGCCGCCGCACGTTCGCGCGGATGCGCTGCGGGTGTCCTACAAGGAACTGTCTCTCGAGCAGTTCAGGGGCGTCGTCGATTCGGTGAGGCAGATCGAGCATCTGGGCAAGCTCAAGAAAAAGCTGCTGCTGGCCCGTGACGCGCGCGAGCTCGAGCAGGTTCTCGCCGAACTCAAGGTGTCGATTGCCGACAACGCGCCGGTCAGCGAAGTCGAGAACCGCACGCGCAACACGGCCGCCAACCGTGCCGTCCGTCTGTTCACGGCATTCGTTGCGTCGCATCGGAAGGTGGCCAGCCTTGCCCGTCAGCTGGACGGGTTCAAGGACGGCGGCCCGATGTGGGAGCACTTCATCCGCAACATGAACGAGCGCGGAGACTTTGAGGCAACGCGGCGCGCGGCTGCTACGAAGGCGCTGGCTGCACTGCTGGCGCCCGTCTCAAAGGCCGGGCGCATGAGCGGTAAGGGCCTGTTCATCAAGGAACTCGGCCTGTCGCTGAACCGCGAGGAACGCATCACGGTCGCGCTGAACGTCGGCAATGCCGGCAACATGCAGCGCCTGATGGACGGTCGCGGCTGGTCGCAGGCCGGCGTGTCGGCCGTGCTCGATACCCTGACCAAAGAGGAATGGGATTTCGTTCAGGGCGTGTGGGACCACTTCGAGACCTACCGGCCGGAGATCGCCGCCAAGCAGCGCCGCGTGTTCGGGTTTGAGCCGGAATGGGTCGAGCCGCAGCCAGTGCTGACCAAGTTCGGGCAGCTGCGCGGCGGCTATTACCCGATCGTCTACGATGCGCGCGAGAGCCTGGCGGCCGAGTCCAACGAGGAAGCCGAGCAGGCGCAGCGCCAACTGAAAGGCGCCAAGGTCGCGGCGACCACGCGGCGCACGTTCACGAAGAACCGCGCCGAGGCCGTCAAGGGCCGGCCGCTGCTGCTGACGATGGACGGCATGTTCCGCGGCGTGAATGACGTGATCCATGATCTCGCCTGGCACGAGTGGATCATCGACTCAAACCGGATCCTGCGCGGCATCGACCCCACGGTGCGCGCCAAGTACGGCGCCGATGTCGTGCGGCAGTTCAAGGATGCCGTGCGGGACATCGCCGCGGGCGAGCAGTCGGACGGCAACGCGCTGAACCGCGTCATTGGGCCGCTGCGCACTGGCGCGTCGGTGGCTGGCCTCGGGTTCAACCTCGTCAACGTCGCGCTGCAGGGCCTCGGTATCACGCAGACCATCGTGCGGATCGGCCCGAAGTGGACGGCGAAGGGCGTCGCGGCATGGGTGACCAGTCCGCGCAAACTGGTGGGCGACGTATTTGAGCGCAGCGAATTCATGCGCAACCGCGCCCGCACGCTCAATCGCGAGATCAATGAACTGCAGTCGGTGGTGCGCGACAAGAACAAGGCCAAGGCTCGACTCGATCAGGTCATGTTCTGGCCCATGCAGATGTTTCAGATGGGCGTCGATATGCCGACCTGGTGGGGCGCGTATCAGAAGGCGCTCGCTGAGGACACGGATGACAGCCGAGCGGTGGCGCTGGCCGATCAGGCCGTGATCGACGCGCAGGGCTCCGGGCAGGTCAAGGATCTGGCCGGCATCCAGCGCGGGCCGGAAGCGCTCAAACTGTTCACGGTGTTCTACGGGTTCTTCTCGACGACCTACAACTTGGCGGTCGAGCGCGGCAAGGCGACCAAGATGACCAGCCCGCTGCAGGTTGCGCGGCTGGCCGTCGACTATCTGGTGCTGTTCTCGGTTCCGGCCGTGCTCGGAGAACTGCTGCGGCAGGCGCTGGCCGGCGGCGACGATGACGAGGAAAAGCTTGCCGAAAAGCTGGCCGCCGCGCAAGTGTCCTACCTGATGGGCACGATGGTCGGCGTCCGCGAGGCGTCTGGCGCGGTGCAGTCCGCGCTTGGGATTCGCCAGTACGCGGGCGGCTACGGTGGGCCGGCTGGCCTGCGGTTCCTGCAGGAACTCGACAAGCTCGGCCAGCAGGTCGGGCAGGGCGAGTTTGACCGGGCGCTGGTGCGGACGGCCGTGAACGTGGCGGGCGTCACGCTGCATCTGCCCTCGGCGCAGATCAACCGCACGCTCGACGGCGTGATCGCGCTCGAGGAAGGGAAAACCGACAGCCCGATGGCGCTGATCGGCGGCGTCCCAGCGGCGCAGCGGTAACGAGCGAGAGGCGGGGCGAAAGTGGTGTCATTACAATGCGGCGAGATTTGGAGTCCGTAAATGGCCGTAACTTCAAGCGTTTCCAGCGTCCAATATAACGGCAACGGGGCCACGACCGTATTCGCCTACACCTTCGAGGTGTTCGACGACGACGACCTAGTGGTCAACCTCGTCAACAGCACGACCGGCGCGGCGACGCTGCAAGTTCGCGGCACTCACTACGAGGTGAACGGCGTCGGCCTTGATGCTGGCGGAAATGTCACGTTCACCACGGCGCCGGCATCCGGCTACGTCGTCGACATCCGCACCGACATGGACCTCACGCAGCCCACGGTATTCCGAAATCAGGGCGCGTTCCTGCCGTCCTCGCACGAGCAGGCAATGGACCGCATCGTGCGCGAGATCATCCAGGTGAACCGACGCGCGGATCTGGCTGTGCGACTGCCCGACCTGTACGACGCTGCTGGCGCGGTGAACTGGGACACGCTGTTATCTCTTGCGAATCGCAAGGGCAAGTATTTCGGGTACTTCAACGCGACGACGGGTGCGCCTGAACTGTACACAAGCATTGGCGCGACGGCGCTGTCGCAGTCGGTGATTGGGCAGTACCTGTATCCGCAAACCGCCGCGGAACTTGCCGCAGGCGTCACGCCGTCTAACTACGCATACCCCCCCGGCGACGTGCGGCGTTATGGCGCGGTGGGGGATGGCACGACCAACGACACCACTGCGCTTGCCAATGCGTTGCTCGTGGGCGGTCGCCTCATGCTCACGCCGGGCGCGACCTATCTGGTCAGTTCACAGCTTACGATTAGCGTGGACCGCACGGATATGGTCGGCTTCGGCGCAACGATCAAGGCCGCCAACTCAACAAACTACGAGCACGTCCTGTACGCCACGGGGCGCACGGGAATTGCGGTACGCGGCCTGACGGTGGACGTAAACCAGTCCAACCGATCTGCTTCGCTCACAACGCGATCCAACGGTATCTATCTCGACGGCTGCACCGAGCCGCTGGTGGATCGTTGCACTGTCAAAAATGCAATAGGGTCTGCGTCAGTCCCTGGCATCGGCATTGCGTTTGCGGGTAACACGCTGCGCGGCCGCATCGCGAATTGCGTCACGTCCGATTGTGGCGTCAGCGGGAAAGCCGCCGATGGCATCTACACCAGCGGCACGCAAAACCTCGTCACGGATTGCATCGCAATAAACTGCAACGATACCGGCGCGGTTATTGAAAGCAGCAACCACAGCGGGATCATTGGCCTGACAACTCGCGGCTGCGGCGCAGTGTTTGCCATCACCAATGCGACAAACACAGCGGTGGACGGCAACTACGCAGATGCCGTCACCGGCTATGACTGGACCGCCACGGTGACGGGCGGCATTCAGATTGGCAACCCGCTTTCTACCAGCACTGGCAACCTGCGCAATACTCGCGTCAGCAATGTCACGCTGCACAACGTCAGCGGCACGGGGCCGGCGCTCAACGTGCGGGCGACTGGCTCGGCCATCACGGCAGGGCTGACGCTTTCCAATATCCGAATCAATGGCGCTGGCGCGCAGCCTGTAATCATTGACGCAGAAGATGTGCTGATGACCGGCTGCGATATCGTCGGATCTAGCAACAACAACGCGGTACAGATTCAGTCTGGCAGCGCGCGTGTGCAAATCACCAATAACAGCATTCGCGGGCAATTCACGATTGGCATTTACTCGGACGGCTCTAACGATGTGAACGCAGTCGCCAACATCATCGACGGCGATGGCGTCAACTCAACGACCGGCATCTATTTTGCTGGCACTGCATCGAGGTGCAGGGCCATCAACAACTTTGTCAGCGATATTACCGTGGCTCGCGTCGGATCGGATGCCGGCACAACCCCGACTGTTTGGGCTGTAGATCAAACAAGCGCGACCCATGCGGTTGTTCACACTAAGGCCGAAACGCAGCTTTTAGCTGCGCGTCAAACGGGCTACACCAATCCGATGACTGGAACTGCTAATAGGGCAACTTCATACGCAACCGGCTCCATAACGCTCGTGCAGTTAGCAGAGCGGGTGAAGGCTTTGCAGGATGACTTGACCACTCACGGACTGATCGGTGCGTGATGGAAGACCGCGTCCGTTCTCTCGAAATCGCCAACGCCAAATTAGCAACGAGCGTTGAGCATCTATCCACGACAGTCACCGTGCTGGCATCGACCGTGCAGGATTTGCGCGACACGATGAACCAGGGGCGCGGCGCGCTGTGGCTGATGATGGCCGCGGCTGGCGGACTGGGCGCGATTGTCGCAACGGTTGCAAAGAAAGTCGCGGGGTTCACCTGATGTTCACGCTGTCGGACGCATCCAAGCAAAAGCTGTCGAGTGCAGATCCTCGGCTGCAGCGCGTTACGCTTGCGGTTGTAGAACG